GAAACCTGGCTCGAGCGCTGGCAGCTGACGGCGATCCTTCGATCATCAAGACAACCGGCGTCTTCAATTACAACATTATCGACACGGCGCGCTGGGTTCTCTCGGAGTCTGCTGGCTCCGATGCGCTGCTCGATCTGTCGGCGGCAACGGCAACCGGCCGCATCCAGCTGGCGGCCGGCTCGGGAACGAACACGAACAACGCCATTCTGTTCGCTACGAAATCCGTCACGCGGATGACGATTCAGAACAGCGGCACCGTTGATATCTTCAACCATTCGATCGGAGCGACATCGACCGACGCGCTGGTTCTGTCGAACACAACGAACGCCGCGGCTGGTGCTCAGCAATGGTCGCCACGACTTCGATTGAGTGGCAAAGGATGGAAGACGAATGCGACGGCGGCTAGCCAGGCGGTGGATTGGGTTGCTGAGGTTGTACCAGTCGAAGGTGCAGCGAACCCGACAAGCGAGCTCCGTTTCTCGTCACAGATAAACGCCGGTGGCTACACCGTTCGCGCAACACTAACGAGCGCTGGACTGCTCACAATCGCCGACGAGGCCTACGACGCGACCGGATGGAATGGCAACCTGTCGGTTCCAACGAAGAACGCAATCAGAGACAAGTTTGAATCGCTCAGCGGTGGGACTCCGGGCGGTTCCGACACCCAGATTCAATTCAACGATGGTGGCAGTTTTGGTGGTGACTCCGGTCTTACTTACAACAAGACAACTAACGAGCTTAGCCCGCTGAACGTCGGCAACGGTGGTTCGACCGATGTGTTGCTGACGATCAAGGCCGCAGCCGCGCAAACGGCAAACACTCTTGAGATAAAGAATTCTAGTAATCAAGTGATGGCGGCTTTCCAGAGCGGCGGAATCTTGAAGCTTTTCTTTCCGGGAACCAGCTATTCGTGGAGTTGGTATGTTGGTGGCGACAACAGTCTCAGCGTTTCAAACAGCAATCCCGCGGGGTGGTATGTAGGTCAATACGGACGATGGGAAATCAACGGTGGAAACTCTGTCTACGGTGGGCCGGGGGGTTCTCCTGATTGGGGTTTTTGGACCAAAGGCGCGGGGGGCGGTGCGGGTTCAGTCTTTACACAGGAAATGTGGGGCTATCGCATAGATGACGCCACTGTCACAGATGGAACAGGCAGGGCGACCGACATCTGGATGAACTACGGCGCGAACCCTGTCGCGTCCGTTCTTGCTGCTCGATATACGACAGTCTGGGTAGGCGGCGACCAGTCAATCGATTACGTTATCTCGCTGATGCAGACCGCTGGCGCGATTGCTGAACGGTTCCGGCTGAAAGCCAGCGGCCTGATTGTTACGCCTTACACCTACACGGCCGCGGCCACGACAGGGGCGCAGACGATCAACAAGCCGTCGGGCTCGGTGAACTTCGCGGGCAGCGCGGCGTCGCTGGTTGTCACGAACGCGCTGGTCACAACCAACTCGATAATCTTTTGCGTTGTCGCGACGAACGACACGACGATGAAAGCGGCCGCGGCTGTTCCGGCTGCCGGCTCGTTCACGATCTATCCGGACGTTGCACCGACAGCTGAGACACGCGTCGCGTGGTGGGTTCTCAACGCATAACAGGAGGAATGATGGCAACACTGCAGTTCCAATTCGATACCGGCGCAATGCCAATCGCTGAAATTCTCGACGCGTTTGCGGCGGCTTATGGATACCAGGCGACCGTTCGTAATCCGGCGTTCCCGGCGATACCGCCAGCGCCGGCAGTTCCGGAGACAATCCCGAACCCGGAAACGAAGGCGCAGTTTGCGCGCCGGCAGGTTCGCAAATACGTCCTCGATGTTGTCAGGGCTCGGCGGCACGCCGTCGCGCAATCGACCGCGGTTGCGGCTGTTTCTGAACCGACGTTCATCGACTAAGGCAACAACAAAAACGCAAATAGGAGAAAGACGAAATGACAGCAACGACGACGATCGTTAAGAGCTACAAGGCAATTCTGACTTTTGCGCTGCAGGCGCAGGCCTGGCTGAAGGCGAACACGGACGAAACCAAGTTCCGCTACGCCGTGAAGAAGGCAGCGAAGAACGCCGGTGAGGTTGAGGGGCGCTACCAGCGGGAAATGGAAAAGATAAACGTCAAGCACTGCGCGACCGACAAGGACACGCACGTCATTCTTCTGGACTCGAGCGGCAACTTCCAATTCACGAAGGCCGGCCGCGCTGAGCGCGACAAGGAACGCGACGACCTGTTCGAAATGGCGACGGAGTTTGAGCCTTACTACGTGAACCCGCTCGACATTCCAAAGGGAATGACGGCGGACGAGATCGAGGTCTTCCTGGAGTTCGTCATTCCCGGCCACATCGTTGTCAGTTCTTCTGAGAAGGCCGACGCCGCAACGCAATGAGAACGCCTCGACTGAAAACTGTACGACTGAGAACGACGCGCCTCTGGGAAGGCGTGGTTATTGTTATCAAGCCAGGAATCACTATCGCAATATCGGACCAGGGCCGGGTCCGGATAGTTATCAGCGACCGCCTGGCTGGAGGATAAGATGGCGCAGACGTTCCCGGCAGCAATGAAGGAATACGACGCGCACGACGTTGTGGAGCTCCTGGGCGACTTCTACACGCGCGACACTGAAACGCCACTCGATCCGCCTGTCGTGAAATGCCTGGTCAAGCATTCGCGCGGGACTCAGCACACGTTCATTTTCAGCGAAGACGACAACCTGGAGAAGCTATCGACCGGCAGCTACCGCTGCAGCATCCAGCCGCGGGAGCTCAAGGAAGACGAACCGGAAGGGCTGTGGCTTTATGGCTTCGTCGCGGATGATCCGGAGACCGTGGTCCAGGAACGAATCGCCGGCGCTGAGGAGTTCCGCTTCCAGGTGCGAAAGAGCGACCTGACGATATGACAGCAAAAGTAACCATCGACCCGGCCGGCCTCGATGCTATCCGGAAGCAAGCCGGGCGGCTGATATACAAGATCGTCCAGGACGTGAAGTCGACCATTCTCGACTTAATGCGCGAACCGAAAAGCGGGCGCACGTATTGGAAGGGCAAGGACCGGAACATCGCGCACGTGGCTTCCGCACCAGGCGAGGCACCGGCAATCGATCACGGCCTACTTTGGAATTCAATCACCGGAGTTATGGCAAGGCCAACAACCGGCGTGATAGCGGTTGGTGCGCGACACGGCCTGTTCCTGGAGCTCGGGACAATCAGGATGGAGCGCAGGCCGTTTATCGAACCGGCAATGAACCAGGTACTCCAGAAGCTCGACAACGCCGGCATTATTTCGCGCTTCGATCGAATCAGGACAAGCGATGGAATCTGACGCAACAATCAAGGCGGCGGTCCGGGTGGAGATCGTAGCTGTGGCACCGCTGGCGACTGTCTTTGATATCAACCCGCTCGGGCGCCAGGACGGCGAGTGGCCTGGGATCTTGCGTTCAGAGGCGGACCAGGGCCGGGCGCACGCCTGGATAATCACGCGCAAGGCAATCGAGGTCCGGCGGTCGCTGTCTCAAGCGAAGCAGCTCAAGCCAACCTATGCGCTGCTCGGTTTCCATTGGTACGACGACAGGCTGGGGTCTGAGGCTTTGTTCAATGCGGAGCTCGACGCCGTGGTTCAGGCGGTCACATCGGACGCCGGCGTTCAGGTGACAACAATCGACGTCGGTCCATTCGGGGCCGAACATCTACACTTCGCCGTGTGCGAATTTACTAAAACCGTTTGCTAGACAAAGGAGGGGCGACCGATGCCTGAGTACTTGACGATAGATACCGAGCTGTGGGTGTCGAAAAGGCCTGAAAGCGCGTTCAACACGCCGCCGACGCTCGGGGCGGACTTCTTGTCGCTCGTTTCCTTGAATCCATTCTGGTTCCTTCCTGAAGTGGACAAGATCACGAACGCCGGCCGGGTTGGCGTGGGATCCGAGTTCCCGACGATTCAGTGCAACGACTACTGGTCGCACCCAGCGGTCGGCATTTCGAACGACCAGGAACTGTTCGGCGTTATGGGCCGGCTGTGGCTGCGCGGCTTTGGCGGTGCGGTTGCGATCACCGACGCGCTGGCCGATGGCAAGCGGCACACATCGAAACTCATCACGAAGGCGGAAGGCCGGCAGCTGCCGTCGTCCTCGATGATTGTCAAGAACGGACCAGCGGACGTGCTCCTGGCCGGGATGGTTGTCGAATCGATGCAGCTGTCGAAGGAGCGCAACGGCTTCCCGACGCTTTCTTTCAATATGCTCGGCTCAGGGCTTCATGCGTTCCCGCACGCGGTTGCTTCCTTGCCAGGCTACACAACGCCGGGCGAGTGCGCGCTGGCTGGCGACCTGGTTGTGCAATACACGAAAGAGGACTCGACGGTTGTGGACCTGGCGGGCGAGGCCGGCTGCCGGTTCCGGGCCTTCAACATCCAGATTGCAAACAACCACAAGGTCCAGGACAAATGTCCCGGCGATAATGCGCTGACTCAGAACGGCGGAACCGCGAACTACGTTTCGAAGCTGCTCCGCCAGGCTCGATCCATCGGAATCGAATTCACCTTCGTCGCCGACGAGGACATTATCGAGTACCCGCAATACGTCGCGAACGAGGTCATCACCGACGTCGATGTGGCGATCCAGGGCGCGGTGATTGGCGCCGGTCCTTCGCGTTATCAGCTGGGCATACACCTGGAGAAGGCCGTCTTCTCAGCGGTGCGGGCGATCGACTCGGAAGGCGACGTCGCCTACACTGCAACCATTCTGCCGTTCTTCGATCCTGTCACCAGCGCCGCGGCGCAAGGGTACGTCCAGAACGGTGAGCTCACCAACTTCGACTAAAGCAGCGGAAACGGGGCGAACCATCGAAAGGAAGCCGGCCAGCTGACCAGGAACACTTGGCGGCGGCCGGCTTCAAACATAAAAGGAGAAAAATGCACACCGACGGACAGCAAGCAGAATTCGACAACGCACCAACAATCCTCGAGGTCAACGACCCAGCGCTGGGCGCGGACCCGAAACCGCACCTTTTCGAGCTCGACTATGAGCACGCCGACGTGGAGCTCATCGTGGGCGAGAAGAAGAAAATCGCATTAGTTCACCGGCTGCAGCGGCCGACGTTCGAGCAGCTGCACAACCGGTTCCAGAAGGTCATCAATCAGGAAGTAAGCCAGGCGAACAACGAAGTCGAACCGATCTATTCGGACACGGCGGCGAATGTCTACCTTTACGACCAGACGGTGCTCGCTGTGAGGAACTACCGCACCGGCCAGGAGGACGCTTCCGGCTGGACCAGGGACCGGGAACTTGTCCGGAGTCTAATGACAACGGCGCACAAGGCGAACGCAATCTCGGCGCTTTACCAGACAGAGGCGCGGATGATCGAGGACGAAGCCGGCGACGGGTTGTTCCCGCTGGTTGGGGCTTCTGAGGTCTGTATCGAGCTCGACATCGCCGGCCAGTTCAAGACGCGGCACTACCTTCAGGCACCGAGCGAAGCGCAATGGGCGGCGCTGCAGAGCAAGCGAGTGCAAACGCGGGCCTCGCGCGACAACAAGAAACAGGTCTACAGCTACCGCGTGAACCTGGCGCCGGCGCGGGACTTCTACGACCAGCTGCTCACCAGAATCGAAGGCGTGAAACTGCGCTCGGGCGCGGAGTACTCGTCGGCGGATCGTTCGCTATTTGTCAACGCGGTGGACGCGATTCATAAGCAAATCGTCATAAACCGCTTTTGCGATTATTGGGGCGGCAGACTAAGGGACTGACAGAGGGACTGGTCGAGGCCTTCCTTCGGCCGCCTGGGGCTGAGGCCGACGCCAGTCCTATCCTGGAAACCTTCGCGACTCGCGCTGTCTTCCTGGACGAGCTCAAGAACGCCGGCGCTGTCTTTTCCTACCCGGACGCGCTTTCGGTTGGTGAATGGGCGGCGCTCCTGGCACTAGGCCGGGCTCGAGCGAAGCTGGACTTCGAGGCGAAGAACATCGCACCGGAAGACCAGCGGATACGACAATCGCAGGCAGCGAACCAACAGGCGCTGATCGCCAAAACCGGACGGAGGGGCTGACGTGGCTTTCAAGGTATCAATCGAGCTCGACGAGTCGAAGCTGGCGGCGCAGTCCAGGCACGCCGCCGGCACCGTCCAGTCGGAATTCCAGAAGATCGATCCGGCGGGCTCGATCACGAAGCGGTCCCAGGATGCGTTCCGACAGATTGAGAACCAGGCGCGCCAGGCTGGCAACGCGATCGGCACCCAGCTGCGAAACGCTGAGAAGGCGAATGTCTTCGGCCGGATACAGCAAAGCGCAAAGACGGCGTTCGATAACGTTTCGAGATACGCGGCCAGCGCCGCAAATTCCGTCCTTCAGATTGGCAAGAACGCGCTCGGAGTCTTCGGCGGGAACCTGATCACGTCGGCCATTTCCAGGTTCACAAGTCTTCTGGGCGAAATCCCGACCCGCGGGTTCGAGGCGAACGCTACGCTCGAAGTATTACGCGCGCAAATGGTCCAGCTCACGCAGGACACGGCGCAAGCGGACAAGCTGTTCGGTGAGTTCTCGGACCTGGCAAACAAGACGTCGTTCGGGAAGCGGCAGATTGTCGAAGCCGGCGCCGCGATGCTTGTCTTTGGTTTCAACACGAAACAGGTGTCGGCCTCGATCAAGGCGGTAGTCGACGCGGCTTCGGTTGGCGTGGATCCGGCTCAGTCGCTTAAAACCATTTCGAATGTTATCGGCCAAATCCGGCAAAGGTCGGTACTTGCGACGCAGGATGTTAGGCAGCTAACCGATATCGGGTTGCCGATCTACGACATTCTGGCGAAGCGCTTCGGCACGACGACAGATAAAATCGGCGAAGCAATCGAGAAAGGAATGATCAAAGGCACCGACGCCGCGGCAATCATCATGCAGGGCTTCGCAACCGACCCGCGCGTGGTCGGAGCAGCTGACCGGCTGTCGAAGACATACATCGGCAAGGTGTCAACCGCGGCGGATGCGCTCGAAGGAACCCTGGCGGACGCAGCCAAGCCGGCGTTCGAGAAATCGAAGGACACGCTCGACGCTATCACGGCGCTCCTGACAGGATCGAAGCGGGACCAGATTGTGGCGACGCTCCAGCCGATGATGGAGGCGCCGGTCACGTTTGCGAACGGGCTTTTGAAAGCGCTCGACGAAGGCAAGGTTAAGGACTTCGGGGTCCAGGTTGCGAAGGAAGTGCTCAGCGGTGCGACGACTGTTATCGCCGACGGAATGCAGGCGCTTTACGAGAAATCGATCAAGCCGCAAATCGACGCCATCATCCTGCAAATCAAGGA